GCACACGTTCACGAACGAGCCGATAAAATTCGTTGATTTCGTCCAATGCCTGCACCAATGCGGCGCGGGCGTCGGTATCAAGGCCGGTCGGCGCAAGGGCCAGCACTTCGCGTGCGGCCTGCTTGGCTTCTTCAGCCTGTTCGATAATCTCAGGCGGGGCGTCTTCAAGGTCGCGCCCCAGAATGTCCGCCATGAACTGGCGAACGTCTTCAATCTTGTCCCGCCGCTTGTTCCGGCGCTTGTAGGCGTAAGGGTCAAAGCCACCCTTGGAGCCGCCTTCGTCAACCGGCGTGCCCGACAGCGTGCCCGTGGCCGATAGCGTCAACAGCCCAAGCGTGGCCGACAGGCTTCCCGATAGCCCGCCGCCCGATACCGTGCCGTCCGACACAAGGGTCAGCGTGCCCAAGGTCTTCGATAGCGTGCCGGTGAGGCCCGCAGCCAAGGTGCCCGAGGCGGACAGCGTGGCCGTGCCCAGCGTTTTGGACAGCGTGCCCGTCAGGCCATTGGCCAGCGTGCCGGAACCCGAAAGCGTCACCGCCCCCAAGGTCTTCGACAGCGAGCCGTTGATGTCGCTTCCCGCTGCCTGCGGTCCAAGCAGCGTGAGAAGCGTCATGTCAGTCTAGCCTTCAGACCAGAGCGGAAAGCTGTTCAAGCGTGGTCTGCGTTTCGCCCAGTTCCGCTTCAATCTGCGTCAGTTGGACCGTGTCGCCCAAGCGGATAGCGGTTTCCCGCTGCGCCGACAGGTACAAAATGCGCGCTTCAGCCAGGCTGATAAGTTCAACGACGGTCATACCAACACCACCATTTCCTGCGCGACCGTCGATAGGTGCGATTGCAACAGCACCACGTCATAGGTGTCGTTGCCGTCGATGGCGGCATAGCAGGCCATGCGCTGGCCCAAGGCCGCCGTGCCCGCCTGAAGGAAGTCGGTCGGGGTGAAGGGACTGAGCACACGGTTCTGCACGTCGAAGCGCCAGATTTGGTTCACGGCGCTCGCCGTGTAGATGTTCATATAAAACATGCGGCCTTCGTTATCGAAGGGCGCGTAGGCCCCGCAGGTGCCAACCGTCAAGGCAACCGCGCCGTCATAAGTGATGGCACCCGTCCATGTCCCGGTAATGCTGGCGGCGATGTCCAACACATCCAGCGTCACCGCACCGCCACGGAAGAAGTAACAGAACGAATGGCGCGCGTTGCGCCCCGTGTCGGGCTGAATGCCGAAGGACGGGGCCCACATGCCACCCGACGCATTCGCCGCCGGAGCCGCGCCGAAATAGGTCGTGGACCACGCATTCGACGCAATGCTGTTCGTGCCATTGTTCACCGTCGCGTCACCGTAGTTGTAGGTGTAGACGGTGGTGGTGGCGCTGGAACGCACCAGCATGAGGTTCGGCAGTTCAATGACGAACTTGGCACTGGTCGAAGGCGTCGTGGTCCAGTTGGTGCCGAGCGTGTAAACCGCGCTGGGGCCTGCCGTATGGCTGGCGATAATGCGCCGCTGTCCGACCGAGCCAGGCGTGGTCGTATCTTCGACAATCCGAATCTGAAAGTTGCGGTATTCGTTGGCGGCCACGACCGCATCGCCCAATGTCGCCTGACCCGTCAGGGTTCCCGCTGCCGAGCCGGTCGCCGTCAGGGCATAGCGCGAGACAACGCCCGTGTCATAGTTGTATGCGCCCTTTATCATGCCGTCGCCGGGGGAGTTGTCGTAGGGCGTGTACTGTTCGTCCAGCACCATGATGGAACTGTCGGTGGCGATGGTGGCGGGCAAGCCGGTCGTCGAAAGGCCGGTTGAGAGCGTGTTCGACGCAACCTCGAACGAGCGCCAGATGTTGGACGCGGTCGTGCCCGCACCCAGCATGAAGACGCGACCAGCGATGATTTCGTAGCGCGCGCCCGTGGCAGGCGTGAAGCCAAAGCTGCTGGCGACGTTGATGACCGGCGTCGTACCGGCGCTGTTGCCGACAATATAGCGTTCAGCCGTCTTGCCAGCCGTCGTGTCGATGATGCGCAGCTTGAACCCGTATTCACCCGCACCGCCGCGATTGGCGAGCATGTTGAGGCCAACGGCGGTAGGCAGTGCGGTCGAGAGCGTCACGCGCGTCGTGGTCGCACCCGCCGCAATCGTGCCGACAAGGCCCAAGGACGGCGCAAAGGCCATGGCCGCGCCCGCGCCAAATGTGCCAGCAAGAGCCGGTGATTGGACAAGGTTCCAACCCTTGGTGACGATATTGTAGCGGTTCAGGACCGTTGCCGACGCTAGCTGATAGACAAACGGATTGCGGCTTACGTCCGAGCGCATGTCCGACGCCAGACACGCCGCTGCCGCATGCGCGTTGGGTGCAGGCGCAATCTGCGCCCACATCAGCCGGTCGATGACTTTCTTGAAGTTGTTGGCCATTAGCTAATCCTGCTCCGCACGCAATCGGACCATGCAGACAGGTTCGCGCCATACACCTGAATGCGGCCTTGTAGCGTGTCGATGGTGCTTAAGTTGGTGACGGTCGAGCACGTCGTGACCGTGGTAACCGTGGTGACGGTGCCAGATTCCAGAATGACTGTGCCGCGCTGGCGCTGCAGTGAACGGTCATAGCCCTGCGGGGCACTCAGCGAACTGATGATGCGGGAAAGCTGAAGGTGGTTTTCCTCGTCGTGTATCTTCAGCGCATTGTCGATAATCGTGACGCCTTCGACCGCAATCGGCAACGGATTGGCACTGCTAACGTCCGTCGCCGCGCCGTCCGCCCCGGCTGCAATCTTGACGCGCTGGTAAAGCACGCCGCCAATGTCGTCGGCAGCAACGGTCGCGCCACTGCCTGGCGTATATCCTACATTGTCAGCCATCAGGCGTTCCCGTCTGTAAGCGTGAAGGTGTTGATGGTGAAGGACTGCCCCGCCGTGAATGACGTGCTGCTGACTTCCATGTCCCCGCCACCACCCGTCGCCGTGACCGTGCCTTGCAAGTGGCAAGTCGTCCCCGCGCTGTCGTAAAGCCGGAAATGCGCCGCCGTGCCCGTGTTGTTGGCCGACAGGTCTTGCCAGCTTCCGGCCAAGGCTTTCGTGCCGCCCGACGCACTGGCCATCCAGTCACTAGGCAGTGTCAGTTCAGCCAGGATGGTCCCGCTGTCAGCCGTTCCGCAATTTGCAGGGGCAGCGCCCGTGCGAATGCGGATGATGGCACTGGTCCCCGCCGTGGTTTCAATCGCGTCGAGGCGCGCATTGCGCACCGCTGTCGATAGCTGAATGGCCATTAGTTGATTGACCCCGTCACAATTTCCACCCGCTTCTCACCCGTGCGCGGGTCTTTGACCAAACGCTTGGGCGCGGCCATGACCCCGGCCACTTGTGCAATCGCCTGCGCCGCCTGCCCGATGCCGTCCGCCGCTTGGGCCATGACCTGTGCGTTCTGCGCCATGACTTCCGCCGTCTGCGCCTGCACCGCGATAATGGCCTGCGCCGTCTGCTGCTGTGCCGCCACCATGGCTTCTTCACCCGGTGTCAGGTAGCTGATTTCAGGCCCCCCCATGTCGTCGCCTTCCATGGGTTCTGCCGTGGCCCGTGCCCGGATGCTGGACTTCATGCTGGCCTCGCGCATGGTGTTGACGTGGCCCTGCCGGTCGGAGACGAACTTGAACTGCGCCAACTGCATGTCGCGCTGATGCTTCATGTCTTCGGCTTGCTGCTGGCGGACCATTTGCTGCTGCTGGGCTTCGGCGTCCATGGCCATTTGTTCCCGCTTGGCCATAAGGATGAGCGCCTGCTTTTCCTTCTCCGCCTCAATCTGCACCATGGCCGGATTGGGCTGCTGCTGGGCCATTTGCGCCTGCTGTTCCTGCGCCTGCTTCAGCTTGTCCAGAAGCAAGCGTTTCTTGGGCAGGCTCGAGGCTTCAATCAGCACGTCGGGCGGAATCGGCATGCCCGCTTGCACCAGTTCGGCCAAACGCTGGAACTGCTCTTCCTGAATGACTGCCGTGTCCGGGGTCGAGTCGATGACGATGTCCACGTCCATGTCGGCGGGCGCGTTCTGCATCTGCATGGCAGGCTGTCCCGTCATCGGGTCAATCTGCGGCATGCCGGTCATGGGGTCCATGGCAGGCTGGGGCACGTTCAAACCCACGAAGCGCGGGGCATTCTCGTCGTCGGTCACCCGTATCCACTTCGGCTCGTTCCAGAACTGCTTGATGGCGTCCCAGAAGGCCCTGTAACAACGCAGCGTCCAATCATCGAACTGCGCCAGAAGCGGGGCCTGTTCGGTCAAGCCCGCCTGCTGTTCAGCCAGAATGGCGCGGCCCGATTGGCTGGCCCCCTGCCGACCGACAATGCCAGGTGTCGGGCTTTGCCGGCGCATTTCTTCCTTGGCGTCCCGCAGGAGTTCGAGGTGGCCGGGGGCCAGGTTCCGGTCGCCCAGTTCCTCAATCTGCCCTTCGCGTGCTTCGATAATCCCGTCTGGCTTCGCCCACTGCTGCCTGACCGTATCAATGTCGATGACGCCGGGGTCAACCCTGAGCTTCGCCACGTTCAGGATATGCACGGCCTTCGAACGCGCCTTGTTAATCGCGTCCTGCGGGCCGAGCATGTCGCGGACAATGCCATAGCGGCAGTTGTCGATGTCCACGTAAGCCGACTGCGCAAGGATGGCACACCGCGGGCGTCCGGTCTTGCTGTCGAGGAACGGGCTGGGGCCGCTTTCCAAGATGCCGCCCGAGACGAACACACACTTCTCCCAGTCGCCGCCTTTGCGCTTGTACATCTCAAAGCACATGATGCGGCGCGCCCGGCTGTCCACCCACGCCCAGCCGTCCTTCGGTCGGTCGCGGTAGGTGTCGCTTGCCGATTGGTCGTAATTGAACGAGGTGCGGATGGTTTCGGCTTGGTCAGGGTACAGGTCGATGATGTCCTGCTCGTCCATCCACTTCGCTATGCCCATGTACCTTGCGTCACCAAAGTCCGTGTCGCGGCTGTACGGGTCGTAGAAGAACTCTTCAGGCCGGATGCGGCGCAGGCCAATCTCAGCCCCTTCCGCTATTTCCGTGACACCCGCACAAATGCCCCAGACCAGAAAGTCCTTCAGGCAATCGCGGCGCTTGGTCTGGAAGCGCGTCACGTCCGCCACATAGCGCAGCCCGTCCGTGGCGACTTCGGCGCTATCTTGGTCCTTCGGCGTGCGGCCCCAGCCCTTCGGGTCGGTTCTTCCGCGCTCCACAATGCCGATGATGGCGTTGACGGCAGGCTTCACATGATTGAACGCAAGGGCGGGCTGGCCACGCGCCTCGAGCGTGCGGCGTTCGGCGTCGGTCCACTGGATACCGTCATAGTAGTTCTGCCAGACCTGAGCGTCCCGGCGCGCGCGGTCCAGCATATCCATGGCGACCGTCGCTTTGCGCTTGAGGTCGGCAAGATAGGCGTCCGCTTCTTTCTGGTCATAAGCCATTATGCTGTCTTCCAGTTCTGCTGTGCCGCCAAGGACCGCGTGCGGGCGTAGCGGTCTTCACCCTTGGGAGGGGCCGCCAGCCTGTAAACGGCACTCGACGTGTCAGCGACCGCGCGCCCGATGAGGCTGCAGGCGTCCACTGCGTCGTCATGCTTGCCAGCCGGAAACCGCACCAACTGGTCAATGATGTCATTCGCCCACGGGGCTTTCGGAAACGCTACTTTCCCGTTTGCAGCTAGAGCTTGAAACGCCCGCGCCCGCGTGGGCTTGTCGTGAATGGAACTGACCCACTCCATTGCAACCCATGTCTTGCGTTCAGTCATGCGGCGGTCGAGGACGCCTTCGATGGCGCGCTTGATGACGCCCGCCTCGCTGAACCAGATGAGCGGCTTGTGCTTCGCTACCAGGTCCAGTTGCTTGTCTATCCAGACGCTGGCATTCGTCTGCCCACGCCACCAATCAAGCGCATAGATGGTGCTGTCAGGGCCAATGCCCCAGACCGCATGTTCCGTGTAGTCGCCCCCTTCGTCGGTGACCGCCAAGTCGCTAGTGCCATAGACGTTGACCTTGGGAAGGTCGTCGTAGCGCTTGAACCAATCGGCCTTGAAGAACGTACCTTCGTCGGGCTGCGGGTCTTGCTGGTAAAGCGCCGACCAGAAGCGCGGCAGCGTGTTGCGCTTGATGCGCTGCAAGGCGTCAATCGGATAGGCTTCAGGCCACAAAGCGTGGCCTTCGTCGTCAATGGCGGGCAGCTCGACCACTTCCCACCGGTCGCCGCCGTTGGCCTGCTGTTCCAGCAAATAGCCCGACAAGTCGTCTTCATGCATGCGGTGGTTGATGAGGATAACGGCCCCACCCGGCATAAGACGATTGTAGACGCTGCCCTGATACCAGTCTTTCACCCTTCGCCGTTCGACTGGGCTTTGGGCGTCGGCCATGGAGCCAAAGGGGTCGTCGATGATGAACTCGTCCGCGCCCTTGCCGAGAATCTGCGAGCCAACACCAACCGCATAGAATATTCCACCGTGCCTTGTGTGCCAGCGGCCTGAAGCCTGGCTGTCGTCGGCAAGTTCGACGTGGGGGAACAGTCTTCTGTAGGGTTCGTCCCGGATGATGTTCCTGACTTCACGTCCGAAGTCATGGGCGAAACTTTCACTGGCACTGGCACTGATAATCTGGCGGGTCGGGTTGCGGCCCAACACCCAAGCCGGATAGCGCCGTGAGGCGATTTCCGATTTGCCATGGCGCGGGGGCACCAAGAGCATGAGCCGGTCTATTTCGCGCCGCTCGACCCGTTCCAGGTGACCGGCAATGACCCGGTGGTGGTTTGCGGTCTTGTAGCGGTCGTAACTGTATTCCGTGAACTCAATGAGACTTTGCCGCGCCTTCACCCTTGCGCGCTTCTCCTGCAAGGCCAGCAATAGCTGCGTCGAGTTGTTCTTCGGTCCATTCGGTAACTGGACGTTCATGCGTGACGGTCACTTGTTCCTTGGGCTTGCCGTGGCCCCGGTCGAGAATGAGTTGTGCGGCCTTGAGCCTGTCGGAGTTGCTGGCTTCGGTGTTCAGCAGGATTTGTGCGGCAACGTCGATGGCGTGCTTGGCGTGAAGCCGTGCGTGGGCTTCGAGTTCCAAGTCTTTCTTGCTTCTGCCGCCCAGAGTGTTTCCCGGCTGAAAACCGTGTTTGTTCGTCATGTCCTGAAATATTCTTTCGTGCTCTCGCCGAGCATTTTACACTTTATTGCGCAACCGGCTCCACGTCATGCCGTGCCACAACAATGCGGGTGCCGTCGTCTGAACGCAGCCACACCTGGCTTGAGCCGGGGACGGGGTTCCAGTCTTCGACCGTGGCGATGGTGTTGAAGGTGTGCCAATCGTCGGAGAGGATGCGTGTTTTGTTTGTCATGATGTGACTGCCTTGATGACCGCGAACCCAATCACGATGGCCTCTGACAGGCTGCCCGTCGTGATGTTGCGCACGTTGATTGTGGCCGAACCGGCGGCTGCCTGAGCGTTGAGCAAATACGAACCTGCGGTGCCTCCGCTGACGTGATTCAGCACCAGCACATCCGTGGCGGCGATGACGCTATTGGTCAAAGTAAAGGAGACGGTTGTGTCTCCGGCCAATGCCGCAGCATTCAGCGTTATCTGCCCGTTCGACTTGTTGAGGGTGACACCCGTAGCCTTTGACGTTGCCTGCGTGACCGAACCGCCTGAGCCTGTGCCGTAGCCGAGTGCTTGGCTAGTCACAAGCACGTTGCCCGTCGATTCAATCCGCATGCGCTCTGCGCTGTTGGTCACAAACCCAAGCGTGTTGGTCAGGTCGCCAAACGAACAAATACCCATGCCGTTCGTGTTGATGGCCATCATATTGAAAACTGGGCTTGAACTCCTGTCGTTGGCAGATGGAGCATCATTCAAAGACCCGAGGTGAGCATGGCCCGCATAAGCGCCACCGAGGATGCCAAACCGTCTCGTTCCGCCGGTTGTGGCCGTTACGGTGTCAGCATTTGGGAAATACCAGCCAGTGTTCAGGTCGCCGTCCGTCGTGATGGTCGGGGCGGTTGCACTCCCGGCATTGACCTGAAGGATGGGAATTTCCGTATTCAGCGTATTTGGCAGGCAGCCCACCACCGTCAGACTGTTGGCGTTGGACGTGATGTCAAAGCTCGACGTGCCGTTGCCGTTCAGGTCGCAACCGATTGCAGTGACGTTGTTTCCGTCGGCGCAGCGAATGCCGAACGATTGCGGCGAGCCGCTGGTATTTCCGCAAATGGTGCCGGTAATTGTGGCCCGCCCGGCGACAACGTAGACACCATTGCGCCGCCCTGCGCCGGACGCCCGGCCATTGTTGTCGCAGCGACTGCCGGTCACCGTTATCTTGGTGGCCGATGATGCAATGCCGTCCTGGCTGTTGTCATAACTATGGACGTTGTTGATGATTGCGCCCGTGTTGTTGACCGTCAGTTCAAGGCCAGAACCCAGGTTTGATGCAGGCGTTGCCAGTGTCGGGCCTGTCGGGTCAAGGCCCGACCGCTCAAGGAAGCAGTTCTGAATGAGAATCTGGTCGCCGTAGGTGTCAAGGTACAGTTCGGAATTTCCGTCCGAGCCGTAGAACCCTCCAAATATGCGGGCGTCGTTGATGGGCACCGTCGCACTGCCAACGAATCCGACACCAACACCGCTGTTGCCAAACGTGGCGCACATCTTCAAGGGGCCGACAATCATTTGCGACGGGCCGGTCTGCGACTGAAAGAAGAACCCGCGCGCAGTGTTCATTTGGGACAGGCAGTTGGTCAGGTTCCACTGGCACGGCCCGCTGGTTGCCGCCGCCGTGTTTTTGTTGCGGATGTAAAACCCGTTGTTCAGGTTCTGCTGCGATATGCAGTCCAGAATCTCCGACCAATCTGTCGGCCCGATACTAAACCCGTCCCATTGCTTTTCGACCAGGAGGTTCTGAAACCGCGTTTGTCCAACAACCTTGTTCTGTAGGTCGATGCCGTTTGCACCACTGGTGGCCGTAACACTGCGCGTGAGCCTGAACGACTCGATGACCGTGTTGTTCAAAAATTCGGTAATCGTGAACATGGGCAGCGTCGTGCTGTTGCTCTTCACGATGCAGGCGTCAAACCCGTCCCCGTACCACCTCTGGCCGTTGAGCGTGACCGTGACCGTCCCGCTAATCAGATAGGTTCCGGGCGGAATATACACGGACTTCGAAAATGCCGCCGCGCCCTGAAACGCGCTCAATGTCGTGGCCGCATTCGTGTCGTTGTTGTAGGCACCGAATTGCAGGACATTGACCGTATCAAGGTCGAGTTCCCAGATGGTCGCCGCACTGTTCGAGGTGATGCGTGGCGTACCCGCACCAGCAGCTCCTGACGCCACCCGCTTGTACAGCGCCCCGCCACCGTCGCCGGTCGCGTAATAGCCCGCCGTGCGGATGTGATTGATACCTGCGTCAATCGTTGCGCTGTTGACCGCCGACACCGTATCGAACTGGCCGACCATGCCCTGCGCCGTGGCGACGGAGACAGCCGTCGGAACGGCAGTGGATGATGTGCTGTTGGCGACAAAAGTGCGCGCGCCTTGCGTGGCGAGTTTACTTAAGGCAATCGCGGCGCTGGCATTCACGTCGCCGTCCACGATGACGCCCGTACCAATCGCCGTCACCCCGGCATTGCTGACTGTCACGTCACCCGTCAGGGCTGTCACGGTCGGGACGTTTGAGGCGTTGCCCAACAGCACGCTGCCGCCCGTCATGCTGGCCAGCTTGCTGTAAGCGATAGCCGCCGAGGCATTCACGTCGCCGTCTACAATGACCCCTGCGCCAATGGCGGTGGTGAACGACCCCGTGCCCGACCCCGTCACGTCACCCGTGAGGGTTATAGTCTGGTCACCGCTGTTGGTTCCCGTCAGGCCCAAGTCGGTTTTCAGTGTGGCCAGGGTGTTGACCTCAGGCGCACCCGAACCCGCCGTCTTTCTGTAAATCAGGCTTGAGGTGGCCATGTTGGCCATTTGCGATAGACCAACCGCCCCTGCTGCAATCGTCGTGGCAAACGAGCCGGTGCCCGAACCAGTGACGTTGCCGGTAAGCGTGATTGTCTGGTCGCCAGAATTGGTGCCGGTCAGGCCCAAATCAGTCTTGAGCGTTGCCAGCGTCTGGACTTCCGGGTCGCCCGTTCCGGCTGTCTTCCGGTAAATCAGGCTAGCCGTCGCCATGTCGGCCATTTTGGCCAAGGTCACGGCGTTGTTATCAATCGTCCAGACCGTGCCAGTCCCGGAAACCGTGATGTCGCCATAATCGGCGTCACTGACCGGGCCACCGCCACCGCCCCCACCACCCGGCGGGGTTGCCCATGTGCCGTCAGCGCGCAAAAAGTTCGTCGTGCCGCCGCCAGAGGCCGGGGTGATACCCTTGAGGCTTGACGTAAAGACGTTCAGGCTCGCGACCGCAGTCGGGTCCAACGTCCACGTTGAACCAGCACTGGAAACGATAACGTCGCCCTTGTCCCCGTCGAGCGCAGTAATCCCGCCGCCGCTACCAGCCGTTAAAAAAAAAGCGGGGTTTGCCGCACGAGGCTGGATATAGACCCGAAATTGTTCAGTATCGCCGGCGGAAGTCTGCACCCGGAAATCGACGTGGCCATAGCCAGCCAGGCGCTGCGTCAGGCGGGTCGTCGTGTTCGAGGCGTTTGAAATCACAACCCCGGTCGGTGTCCTTGTGACCAAGACAATGGTGGCCCCGTCAAGGTAAGCCCCCATATCGACGATATAGGTCAGGTTGTCGTCGTCTTCTTGGTAGGCCAAGAACTCCTGCGGGTTGACGACAGACAGACCACGGGTGGCATGGCGCTTGTTCTGGGCCAGCAATATGGTCCGGTCAGCCATGCGGGGACACCTGAAAAGAACAGGCGCGCGCAAGGCCCGAGGCCCGCGAACGCCTGTTCAAGTTTGTCGTAACGGAGGAGTGGAGAAACGGCGGGCAAACGCGAATCAGTACGCAGTTCGCCCGCTACACGTTTTCTGAATTAGTTCTTTTTCGGCTGCAAGCGGATTTATGTCCTGAAGCCATAGTGCTTGGCCAGGGCGGTTGCCGCATGCCGCAGGAGGTTCAGGGCTTCGTTGGGTGAACCCCCATTGTGCTGCATCATCCACCGCCCGGCGCTGATACCGGATAGGGCGACCGCATCCACCAACTGGACCGCATGACGGTGCAGGGTCATGAGGGCCGAGATAGCATGGTCACGGCGGGCTTGGGCGGCAAGGCGGGTGTTCGACAGGTCGCCCGTCGCCCCGCTGATAGCCTGCTGATAGCTGCCGACACAGGCGGGAAGCAGCCCCGCCAGGTAGGCGTCGGCGTGCCAACGCTTCAAGGCGTCGGCTTCATGGGTGTCGAGGTAGGAGCGCCGCAAGTACCAATCCACCATGTCCTGCTCCACCCTGACACGGCGGGTGGAACGGTCACGAGGGTCTGGCTGTTCGAAGACCCAATGCGCGTGCTGGCGGGCTTCGTGGGGGCCAAAGTCGGGGGGCTGGTCGTCGGGCTGGCGCTTCATTGGGGCCTATCCCCGCCAACAAGCTCGTCAACCTCGTCATGCAAGCATTTGTCACCACACTTTGAGCGAACTTTTGCTCTCAGCAGCCTCTTATAAAGGCGACGTGTCTCGTATTGCACGTCTACAAGAAAATCGAGCACAGCCATCAGGTCGCCATTCTTGCACGACGCTTCGTCGACCAAAAAGCGAGCGTCTGATTTATCAATCAGCCCTTCGCCGCGCCATGGGTCCCACTCAAATGTCAACTTCATCTGTTATCACCCTCCTGTGTCCCGTAATTGGTTCTGCTGTTGTGCTGTGCGATGGCACGCTGTGCCGCAACGCTGGCCTTCAGGGCCTCGCTGACGCCCGGAAACTGACTGGCGGGTGCAGCGCTAGCCGAAGGTGCCTCCCCGCCGTCCACGACCTTCTGAAAGCCAATGTCGGCCTTCCAGCGAAGGACTTGTGCTGCGCGGTGCGCCATCTCTTCGGCTTCGGTTCGCCCGTCGCGGCAGAAATCTTGCTCAAGCTGGAGATGGCGCGGCAGTCCCGGTGGCGGCATCTGCTCGCGCATGATGTCCACCAGATTGGCAACGGTGGGCCAGTAGGTCGAGCGGCGGATGTGTTCGGTCAGGGCGGCGTTCAGCCGTTCGGCGGGAT